CAGCGAGACCTGTGCCTTGTCGGCCTGACCCGCCCATTGCTGCGCCATGTCGAGCGTCGCCCGGATGGCACCCAGTTCTGCCTGGTCACGAGGACCGGCGCCAGCTGCCACCAGCTTTTCCATGCGCCCCAACGACATGCGCTCCGTCTCGTTGACCATCATCGTGGTCGCCATGGTCTTGGTGACGACCTTGTACATGAGGTCTTCACGACTGGCCATGAACGACATGGTCATGTCGCGCTGCATCGCGGTCAGGCGATCGACAAAGTACCCGGCGATGCCAGACGCCGACCAGTCTCGCAGACCCGCACGCTCCACCTCGCGGTAGGGGTTGTAGCCCCGCAGGTCGCTCGCCACCGAGACCATCTTGGTCGCGCGCTGGGCAGCCCCCAATGGGTTGAAGGGGTTCATCGACATCCCGGCAACGAACTGGGCACCCCAACTCAAGCCGGTGCTCAGCCCCACCGCGAGCGCGGGCATGATGTCCAGGATACCCGCCAACCCGCTGCGCGGTGCCAGGTCGGCCCAGCCAAAGTTGGTGACCGTCCCCGCCGCCCCGTGCAGCGTGTTCTCGCGGTCGATCTGGGTCTCCAGGGTCTCGCGCTTGGCAGACGCCAGCATGCCATAAGCGTGGGTCGCCACCGCGCCGACAAACAGTGCCTGGACGCCACGACGGGCCAAGGCACGTCCGGGAGTCAGGCCGGTCTCGCCGTAGAGGTGTCCATAGGAACGCGCGAATTGACCTTGTGCGTGGGCATCACGCCACAGCTCTTGGGCGCGCGACCAGTCGCCCCGCAGCGCCGCACCCCACCCCGCGCGGCGTGTCGCGCGCATCCCCGCGATGTGAGGGTTTGGTGCCAGGTTGAGCACGTCGGCGACGAGCCCGCCACCCGGCAGCTCGCGAATGAAGCGATTGGCAACTTGGTTGACCGCCCGAAAACGCTCGTGCAGCGTCATGCGCTTGGCGTCGTGCTCGATCTCGTAGATCGTGTGAACATGCCCGCTAGGCAGCGTCACCGTCTTGACGTTGATCTTGCCGCCGCGCTGACGACGCAGGTCGAGCGCGAGTTGGCGGTCGGTGACCTGGACCTTCTTGAGCGACGACTTGTGGTCGTACACGCCCATGACATCGTCGATGAACTTGCGGCCAACGTCCCCCGCTACCGCCCCGTAGGCTTCGCGCTGGACGCCCCACAAACCCTTGGAGATGCCCGCGTGCACGTCCATCGCGTACTCGCCCGCCTGACCAGCCGCCACCGTCGCGTCACGCACGAACGCCGACACCGGGCCATGCACGGGCGCGTTCAGCACCCGATCCCCGATGGTACGACTGATCCGCCCCATCCCGGAAGCCGCCCGCGCACCGATCTCGGCCATGAACATGGTCGACCGGATCAAGCCGATGTTCATTCCCAGGTTGAAGAGCGTGTCGTCTACCCAACGAGCGCCATCGGCATAGGTGCCCTCCGCCTTCGCGTCGATCGGACGGTAGTCGGCAGAGCCGTAAACCCGCAGCTGCTCGTCTTGATGGTTCCGACGATCGATCTGGGCGCCCAGGTTGACCAGCAGCGAGCCCAACGGCCCGCGGTTACCGCGTGCCTCGGTCAGCTCGCTCGCCGTGGCCGCCCAGCCACTGCCGAAGCGCTGGTTGACGTAGTCCGTGATCTGACCGCGCCACAGCTCGCCGAAGGTGGGCAGCATTGCCTCGCGGTCGCTTCGCGTGATGACGTCCGGCATGGACGACGGCAACTGCCCCTCGTGTCCACCTGCGTACATCTCGGTGTAGAGGTGGCGATAGAAGCGCCCGGCCGAACGCATCGGGTTGACGAACGATCCCTGCTCGTGCGTGGCCGCTGCCCACGCGTACGCCTTGCGCGTGTCGGCATCGAAGATGACCTGGGGGTCCACGACGTACTGCCACGCCTTGCGTTGGCCGCCCAGCGAGATGCCGTGCAGGGGCATCATCGACGGCATGAAGGTGCCCAACTTCGTGAACGGCATGCGCAACTGCTCGCCCGCACCGAAGTCGAAGTTGGACTGAACCTGACGAGCGATGTCGGCTGCCACACGGGCATCGCGGGCGTGCAGCATCACTTCGGTGGAGCGCTCGCCGTTGTAGCCTTCCACCGCGGTCTTGGAGAAGCGCATGGAGCCCACCATGTAGGTGTCACCCATGGCGATGACGTTGGCGTGCCACGGGCGGTTGCCCCAACCCACATGCAGGTTGGTCAGCGTGCGTCCTGCCGCCGTTAGCTTCTGGAACGCACGACCCTCGTTATTGATGTCTTGCTGGTTCAGACCACCCAAGCCCACGTAGACCTGATCGCCGCGGCGCGCCTTCTGGATGATCGAGTCCAGGACGTGCGGATCGGAGAGCGTGGCCGACGCGATGTACAACGCTGCGTGGTTACCCCGATCCCCGATGATGCGGCTCAGCACGTCCAGCGCGGTGCCCGTGTCCTTGGGACTGGCGACCAGCAGATTCTGGGTCGAGACCGGCGCACGACCAGCAGCGATCGCGCCCAGCACCGTGTCCATCTGGCGGACGAGGTTGGCATCGCGGGTTGCCACGAAGTAGTTGAACTGGGTCTTGTCCTGGCCGGAGAAGCGGCTGTACTCCGGCAGCGTCGCCATGCCCAAACCCGTCTTGGTCATGTTGGCGGTGCCAACGAACATCACACGATCGCCGGTCGGGCTCGTGAACTCGCCGACCTTGGCGTGCAGACGCGAGCCGAAGGTCTTGCGATCGGCTTCGATCAGGTTCGTGTGACCCTTCAGGGTCTCGTAGGCTTGGGGGTTGGACCACTTCGCGGTGGTGCGCTCCGAACCCACGATGCGACCGCCGCCGGACAGAACCGAACGCGTGAGCCGGTTGTCCTCCACCTCGTAAGTGGTCATGACCGAACGCGACGACATACCGAGCAGGCTCAGTCGAGCCTGCTCGTCATCCCGGCCAAACCAGGTAGGCGAGGTGCGATCGTCGAAGGTGGGCATGCGTTACCAGTCGGCTTGGGTCACCGACGTCTTCCGCCCCATGGTCCGAATCGTCGCCCCTGCATTTCTGGGCGCGTTGTTGATCAACCGTTGATTGCTGCGTGCGGCCATGGCACGACCCTCATCGAAGATGTCGGAGATGACGCCCGCCGCACGCACCTTGCCGACCGTGCGCATCTTGTCCGAACCCACTTCGAAGCTGCGGTACTTGCGCTCGTCCTGGGCGATCTTGTAGATGACGCAGGCCAGGCAGTCGGACAAGTCCTTCGAGCCGCGGGGCTTCGGGTGATCGATGCGACGACCGTTCATCAGCTTCAGCTCGATCAACTCCTTGTGCAGCTGGGCAGCGGCGGGCGACACGCTCGGGTCCGGTAGCTGGATGCGCTCGGCGTAGAGCCAGTCGCGCAAGGTCAGGTAAATGTCGCGCTGGACCTGCTGACTAAAGCTCGACTTCCACTCGCGGGTATTCACGCCCTTCGAGTACAGGCGTTGGATGATCATGGCACTCTGCCAGTGGTCGAAGGTCATGTCCCGCAGGGTGATGTAGGGAGCCAGCTCCAGGATGATCTCTTCCACGTTCATGAAGTCCGTGGGGTAGATGTTCTTGCGGCCCTTGTCGAGCGGCTGCCACTTCAGGATGGTGTGCACGTCCGCGTGCACCAACCCCGTGGCTGCGTCGTAGAAAGGCGAGGCGGCCACGAAACCGAAGCTGTCCTTCTTCAGACCGGGGTCTCCGTGCGCGTAGCTTTGGAAGCCGATCGGAACGCTGATCGCATCGCGGTCGACGTGGATCTTAATGCCTGCCTTGATCTGCACGCCATCGGGTCCGACCACCTGCGTCTCGATGGCCTCGTAGCCGACCGGCAGACTCATGCGCGTCGTGACCTTCTGGACCAGCGGCTTCTGGAAGTAGGACTCCTCCGAACCGGGGCGGACGCCTGCGTAGTCGCGCTGCGCCTCGATGCCGCGTGCAGCGAACTCTTTGCGCATGAAGGGGTGCTCTTCGCCCAGCTTCGCGAACTCCGGGTTGATGTCCCAGGTGCAGAGGCGGAACGCCAGGATGTTGGCGCCCTCCTCGGTCTCTGCCATCTCGTACATCGTGTCCGTGATGTCGCCTTCCGCCCAGGCGGAGGAGATGACGATGCGCTTGGAGCCGAACTTCTGGAGGGTGGTGACACCCTTGCCGACGTTGGCGTACATCTCCGCGCCCGACGCACCGCCTTGGGCTTCGACACCAAAGCGGTTGCCCTCGTCCATCGCGAAGATCATCAGGGTACGGCCGACCAGACCCTCGGAACGGCTGTGACCGGCCCAGAGCAGGAGGTTCTTGCTTTCGCAGTAGATCTCCAGCGCGTTGACCTGGATGACGCCGGTGGCCATGAGACCCTGGAAGTAGGGGCTGTGCTCGATACGACCCTTGACGGCGGCGAACAGCGTGTCCTTGGACTGCTTCTCGGAGGTTGCCAACACGAGGAAGGCAATCAGGGATCCCGCCATCAAACCGAACGACGCGGCAGGGTCCTTGAGCTGCAGGAGCTTGTAGAACTCGAAGGTCACCATGATGGAGGTCAGCGAGGTCTTGGAGCCGCGCATCCCGCACTCCAAACACAGCTCTTGGTACTCCTGGCCTTCGACCCAGGTGGTCTTGTTGTCCAGTGACCACTGCTGGAGGATCTCGCGCTCGTCCCACGGATCGTCCGGGTGCATGTCGTAACGGGAGCACCAGCTGAAGATCTCTTCCTCGCGCTCGGCGCTCGTCCGGCCCGTGAGGTTGATGCACAGGTCGCGCCAGAGCCCCTTCTCCAGCGGCAGGTTGTACAGCGCCTTGAGGATGGCACGCTGGGTCGGCCACAGACGGACGCCCAGGATCTCTGTAGCGAACTGGACAACGTCCATCGTTGTCTGGTCCTGCTGCATACCTTCTGCCACGATCTCGTGGATGAAGCTCTGTGCCTTGAGCAGTGGCTTGTTGATCTTACTCATGGGACTTGCCCTCCGGGGACGCCTCGGGCAGCGCGTAGCTCATGATGGCGTCGAGGGGAACCTTGATCCATACGCTCTCCGCATCGGAAGCCATCACCGTCACAGGTACCAGCTCCTGAACGAAGCGCAGCCCCACCGCGTTCGGCTCGTCTTGCACCACCTTGAACAGGCGGCGCATGAGGTCGAACGCGAGGGGAATGCGAGCCATGGTCTTAGCCCTTGATGATGTCGAGCATCATGAACTTCTCGTGACCGGCCTTGAGCGCGTCGTAGATGCGCAGCAGCTCGGTCATGATGCCGTTCATGTTCCCGGTACCCACATCCACACGGAATCGGCCGTAGCCGTCCTGCTGGGCGTAGCTGGCGTGGTCGCTAACGACCTTCATCTGGATCATCTTGCCGGTCTTCCAGATGCTGTTGGCATTCGGCTGGTCGCAAGCCATCTGGTCGATCGTCTCCGTCGCGCGGGGGTCGATTCGGTGCCAGGCGCAGTACTCCGCGGCCAGGCGGGCACCCACCATAAGCTGCGCCTTGGTGACCGGCTGGCCGGAGGCCATTGCCATGAACGAGATGCCGATCGAGCCCGTGTTGCGCGCCCAGAGGTGCTTGCCCTTCTGGTTGCCCTTGAGGAAGCGCACGGCGTACGCCTGACCGGTCTTCGCGTCGTACACCACGCCGAACTGGTAACCGTCCCAGCACTGGTTGTAGTTGCCCGCGCTCCAGTGGAAAATGATGCGCTTGGACGTACCGGGATCGCCGTCCTTCTGGTCGTTCTCGTAGCAGAGCTGCAGCGTGAGCGTGTTGCTCAACTTCACGGACGTGTGCCGTGCCGCGTAGTGACCGGTCAGGTCGTAGGCGATCGGTTGGGTGGTCGTCGGATGCACGACCGGCGCGAGCAACAGACCGGGTGCCTCGCACTCGGTCACCTCGTACCAGGTCGGGTGCTCCAGCTTCAGTTGGGTGAGGTTCTTGTCAGCCACGGGGTCCTGCTTTCTAGAGTTGGGTCGGGTCGATCACCGCGACCATCACCACGCGAGGTGGCTTGAGGAGGGAGTCGTACCCAATGTAGAAGATGTCACCGTGCGAGCGCTGGAGCATGAAGGCCATGTCCAACAGGGCACGGCCAAAGCGCATCGTGCGGGTGTGGGGTGTGTTCAGGTCGTCGGTGGGATTCGAGACGTCCACCACCACCCGATGGGATTCGGTAAAGGTCTCGTCATACACAACATACCCTTGCTGATCCACTTCTGGCAGATCGATCAAGTAGACGAAGGGTTCTACGACCTTGACGGCATCCGCGTGCGTCAGGATCAACATCAGCTTGTGGTCACCCAACGTGTCCAGTCCCTGGAAACCGCCGGGCGCGGAAGCGGCTAAGGTCTTCAGGGCGTCGCGGACTTGGGGATCGAGCAGAACGAGCGAGTTCATGGCGGCTACCTGTTGTTGTCGGCACGCAGCTGGTTCAGCTTCGTGTACAGCGGCTTGAGGCGCTCACGCAGCCCGGATGCCTGGGCAATCGCAGCAGCCTTGACGGTCTCGTCCATCGACGTTGCACCGATGCTGTTGTTGTACTGGCTGATCGCCGTGTCGGCAGCATCGATGGCAGAGGATGCGGCACCAATGGCTGCCGTACCCGCAGCTTGCAGCTTGGGATCTCCCTTGGTCAGGTCCACCGTATTCAGCTGCCGTTGGCCCGCCGTGGCCGCGTAAGCAGCAACAGCCGTGGCCGCCTTGGCAACCTTGCCCTCGGCCGCGGTCACCAGTTGGGCGGCCGACTCGAAGTTCTTGCCGTTGGGTGTTGCCGTGCGAGTGCGCGGGGCCGGGTCGGTGATCTTGCCACCGCCGCCCAGCACCTGGTTGCTGGCACCGCCCGCGGGGATCTTGGTGTCCTGCTTGGCCTGCAGGGTCTCCTTGGTCGCGCGCTGCACCAGGGTCGTGTCCGCATCCGAACCACCCTCGATGCCGCCCACGGCAAAGCACTGGAACTTGTAGTAGGTACGGGCATCGTCGCGGTACCAGCGGGTGTAGTTGGTCACGATGACCTGGTACTTGATGCGCACCACGCCGCTGAAGATCTCGAAGTCGACCGCCGTGCCGCCCTTTACCGCGTTGTCGAGGAACACCCGCGACACCTGCCACGAGCCGCCCTTCTTCTCCGGGTCCGTGTAGAGCGGGTCGGGGTTGTAGGGATCGTGGTAGCCGACCTTGTGCAGATCTTGGTTCAACAGACGCGCCTGGTCCCAACCCAAGAACGCTCCCACGAACTCGATCATCAAACCCTGGATGCCCAAGGACTGGTAGACAGGCGCACCGCCGGGAATGAGCAGCGTCGCGTAGTTCTGGACGTGCACGAAACGGATGCCCGCCTCGGCACCGGGTGCTTGCTGACCCTGTACCCCACCGTGGATGGGCAGGATCGAGTTGGTGGCAGGGGGCAGCTCGAACGGCACGTTCGCGAGCTTGACCTCCATGTGACCTGCGTGACCCACGTTGACCTGGTGCGTGGGTGGCGTGCGCGTGAAGGTAGGCGGCGTGTCGTCCGGCCAGTAGTACTCGACCAGCTGCGGCTGGGGTGGCCGGTAGCCGAAGTTGAGACCGTACTGCTTGGCGAGCAGCCCCAGCGCCGCACCGGCCAGGTTGGGCAACAGGACGCCTGTGATCGCGTCGGCCGCCACACCCCCGAAATTGCCTTGCAAGATGTCGGCCAGGATCGTGTCGCGCGTCGAGGGCGACATGTTCGAGAGCACCGCCCCGACGGCCGGAATGTGCTGACCGAACGTGTCGAGCACACTGTCCATGACCTGGACGCCCGTGCCCGGCCACGAGAGCGTGGAGATCACCGCACCGGGGTTTTGGGCGACCGTGTCGATCGCGTCGATGCCCTTCTGATACAGCTCGCCGACGATGCCCTGCACGCCGCTGTCACCACTGGCGGGCAGGAGTCCCGTCTGGTAGAGCATACCGTCAAGGTAGGTCTGGCCGTCGAGGTAGTTGTTACCGGTACCCGCCTTCGCCTGTCGGATG